CCATTGTCTTTACCACTCACTGTTTTCTATCTGTCTTTCTCTTAGTTCTAACTCTTTCTTCCGAATATCTAACATCTGCGGATCATTCGCCCAGTTTTCCTTGTCGTAGTTCTTAAGGGCCAGATTGAGAGCTGCTACGTCTGGATGTGCGTGTTTATGTGCTACTTCTGTCTTCACTATCTGAACGTTTTCTATCTGTTCTTTACCAAAACCTGCATCGGCTAACGCTTCACGCATTTCTTCTGATAGTTTAATTTGTTCTGTCGTTTGTTTTGTTTCAACATAATCGTAACCGTTCGCTCTCCTTATCAGAGATGAACGTAATTCTGCAACAAGATTCTGCCGGCCTTTTTTAATTGCTTCCCTTAATTCCGAATAATCAAGTTTGTATTGATTAAACGTGCTGTATGCAATACCTAGCTTCTCAGCAATCTGGCGCTCCGTCATGGTCCTGCACCATTCAGAAATTAGTGTCAGATAAGGTTTCACATATTCATCATACTTACGTGGTTTCCCTCGTTTTCTTTTCTGTGCCACATAATCACCTGCAAACTATTCTAAAAGTTTATTTACAATCTTCTGAATCGCTGCATAGTTATAACCCGCAGCTTCCAGACGTCTCTTTCTTTCGATTCCGTTGCTCCATTTACCAGCTATTACCTCCTTTGCGATAGCTGTGTTGCTCTTCATATCCGATGGTGTCATAAACCACTCTTCATTCTTTCCCTGTCCGGTAATTCGATTAAGATCTAAGCTTTTTCCTATGCCAGGACATGTGCCCGCATCCGTAAACTGATGCAACTCTACACCTCTATGGCACGGATATTTTGCACTATATACACCATCATTTCTGCCATAACGTGCTTCCCACCAGGCAGTATTTTTACCTCGCCCTGCTACGACGGTTTTATAACTGGCATAATCTGCATACATGTGGTAGAGCATTACTTTGTACTTTAACCCTTCAAGATACCTCAAGGCATCCCGGACGTTTCCTGCTTCGTTTCCTGCTTCCACATCAAGAACATATCCAACAAAATATTTTCCTACGAGCTTTTTGCAAGTGCGTACTAAAAACTTCGCCTGTGCCAGTTCACTGCCTTTATCAAGGTATGCATACAGCCAATATGGAATCTTTCTGTCTTCACAGTTTTTAATAAAACTCTTAAGTGTGCTGTCAACATAATTCGTTCCCTCTGTTGCCTTTGAAATTAAAAAAGGACATTTTTCTTTCACTTCATTCCAGTTCCGCACTGGCTCATAATGGCTAATGTCCGGATAGTATTTTTTACTCATGATTTACCTCCTCCCGTATGTCGTCTTTTATTTCATCAATATTGCGCCAGACGCTTTTTAAATCCCGTTCCAGAATAGCAGTCCGTTCTATAACAGAATTATGTTTTTCTACTTTCTTTTCCAGCTGTTCAATGCGGTAATTTGATAATTTTGTGCTTGTCAGTATACCGGCAAATGTTCCGCACAGCGTACCGCTTAACGAAAGTAAGCCCACAATCACTTCATTTGTCATGCTTTCACCTCCGGAATGCCTGCAACACTGGTCAGTAGTGATACCGCTCCAGCTAATATGGATGTACTTAAAACCACTTTCCAGTCAACCGCTCCAATTGTCACTCCGGCCGGAATCAGTGCAAGCGCGGTCTGCGCTGTTGTGCGTATCGCTCTAACACCTGCGGCTTTCACCCATTTTCTTGTATCTACGCTCACTTTGAACACGCAATTTTTAAACATTCTTTTTCACTCCTCATCAAAAGTTAACTCCGTTATATCTAAAATTCACATAAGCAGCGATGCTATTTCTTTCTTACTGTTACATAACCGGCGGCTTTTACTGCTGTCTTGAACCAATTTGTCTGTTCTGCCGTTTTTGCATTGCCCCTTAAGGCTTTGTTTCTTACCTGATTTCTTATGTTACTTTTAACCACACGTCCATTATCAACAACAACTAGCCGGCCTTTTTTGTCATAACCCACAAATGCTACTGTATGAATAGGATTGCGCTGTTCAAATAAAACAATACAATTATCATTAAGCGCTGCTTTAATCCTTTTAACAACAACACTATTATTTTTTCCAGTGATCGGGTGCCATGTTGCGTGCCGATAATGGCAAATACTATTAATTACTTTCATAGTTCCGTAAATCGTCAGTTTGCTGCCTGTATAGCCACGGACATTCCTTTTTGCCCAGTTATAAATTTCTTCCGGGTTCCAAATTGTTCCGTTTTTCTGTCTTACTTTCAAAAACTGTAAGGCAATGCATACACCATTTCGTAAAGAACAACCGTGTGCTTTTTCAAATGTTCCCCAAATATACGGTTTTGGAATCAAAATCTTAGTACCATCATTTAGCGCGAGCCGAGTCGTGTACCTTTTATTTTTTATTGATATTTTTTTCATGTACCCACCCCCTCCGGGTAAAAAATTAAAACACGTATGTCAGCGCCTTATCAGACAACCGATTGTTGCCCGCAGAAAGGAGGTCACATAAAAAATAAACTACAACTACGGACTTGTAGGTGCTGTACATTGTGTCGTTAAATTACAAAATTGTATGTGAAAAAGCGCCCTGCATATACAAGGCGCTTTTCCTAAGGCAAACATCTCACTTAAAGATGAACATTGGAGCAACATCCTATTGGATTTCTGACAGCTCGATTGCTTTGTTCTTATCTCACTTTACAATTTAGCATACTTCAAGCGAACGTGACCGAACATTTTTTAATTTATTTTAGGATTTTTATTGATTTCCACGTTAAAACGTGGTATAATATAATTACATTAAAAGAAAGGGGGTAAAAGATGTTTGATAAATTTATAGACAACCTCATAAAGGGTTTAACCATTGTTAGTCTGGTTCTCACAATAATAGACAAAACAAAGCGCTAAACCCATCGGGGAAGAGAGAAATCCCCTCTCTTCCTTGTCCAGTCTATGAGGTATTTATATTTTATCACATCGTGAGAGATTATGAAATATATAAAAGAATTTTTCATTGTCATTATTGCTATATGTGTGCTGATATATTCATATAGCAAATATCATCGTTTTTTTGCCGCGGATTGGATTATTCTCATTCTGCTCCTCATTCTTTTTATTATTTTTCTCAAAAACAGGAGGTAGGGCTGATGAAACTAAAAGAAATACGTAATAAAAATAATTTCTCCATTCGAGAATTATCTGAACTTAGTAATGTTCCCAGAAGAACCATTGAGGACATAGAGCGTAAAGGCGAATGTAAGGTTTCTACTGCAATTAAATTAGCTGATGTTCTTAAGGTAACCCTTGATGAATTATGCCGTTAACTATTTTTAGAGGGACACTTTGTGCCCCTCTGTCTCTTTGAAAAATCTGTTTCCTTTCATTCGGCAGCCATCCTCTGTATATGTCCTTTTTGTTCTCGAAAACATTTCATTCATCTGATGAGCTACCTGATTCCATGTCAATCCTTCAATATAACGCATTCGGAACATGATGCGAATCTCACTCCTCTTGATAGATTCTATATATTCTTCTGCTTGATTAGTGATTTCGAGAAGTTCCTCTTCTTTCATTTTTAGTCGCTCTCTCCTGCTTATCAGTAGTCTTTTTACTTTCGTGTACTCCGGAATTGGAAAGCCTTCCACTTTAAAATGCTGCGTGCCCCCTGCACCTCCGGAAACTACATCTCTCGTTCTTTCTTTTTCCTCCATCTTCGCTATTTTCTCTTCTGTTGCCTTTATGAGTTTCTTCAATTCCTTTATCTCCACTTGCATGTCACAATACTCAATCAGGACTGACTTTTCCAACCAAATTGCCCCCTTTCCTGTTATCTGTGAATTTCACCTGTTTCTAAATCTCTTAACTTGATTCTGCCAAACACTTCAAATCCTCGTTTATTTGCAACCGCTCTCGCTTTCCAGCATCCCTGCTTTAATTAGATCATATATAACGTCTAAGTAGTCTCGCTTATCCCGGTATCTACAATTTGCCTCTTTATGTATCCGCGGATCTGCTTCGTCCCACTTAAAAATATCAAAGCATACGTCACTTACAAATAGCATTACACAGCCATGCGCTACGCAAAGATAATAGCATTCTTCGTATTGTTTGCCTTTACATCGCTTAAAACCGTATTTTTCAAATTCTGCTGCCGCTACTGTCGGTTTTAGCATTCTCCTCTCTCCTTACATTACTTCTCCTGATAGTCCTCAAATACCTTTGTCTCCAGTACTGTGATTCTGCATTCGTGCTGCATCGTTTCGTCCTCCTCAGCTGCTTGCACTTCGGCATGCCGGTGAGATAGGGCAGGCCGCCTTTCTTGCTGCTATTGTACCGGGGAAAGCCCCTGCTGGCAAGAGGGATCGGGCATAGCAGTTTTTAATATGCGATAGCCCAAATAAGGAGGGATAGCCTATGGCAAAACGCAGGCCGTCCGGCGACGGCATGGTGCGAAAACGGGAGG